AAAGGTTTAACAAACAACGGTGACGCAGCCAAAGAAGCCGAAGAAGGACAAAACCTTGTAAGAGATGCAGTAAAACTATATTTTGCTCAAATTGGTCTAGTCGTTCCCGCCCTCGGTATTTTTAGTAATGCTCTATTAGAACACGCCACAGCTTCTCGAATAGCAGGTGAAGAAACCTCGTTTTTAATTGGTCAAATAGCAGCTCTACGCAAGGCCCAGACGTCCGGCATATTTGCCGAGCAAGAAGCTGCCTACCAGTTACGAGTCACCACAGAAGCCGAAGAAGCAGCAACAGACGCCACTAAAAAGAACACGACAGCAAAAGGTAGCAACACTCAAGCTACAGATATGCTGACCAAAGCCGAAGAAAAACTAGAAGCACAGTACGACAACCGTTTAACAAAAATGACGAACACGGCTAAAGCCTTAGACACCGAAATAGGCAAACTACACGACGCCCGTAAAGCCGTGGACGATTATGTGGCAGCAACTAGCCAGACCCTCAACACTATTGACCTAGCTAGTATCTTTGGTGGAGCAGTCGGAGCAGACGGAAAGCTAGTCGCTGGGGACTTTGTAAACAGTTTCAACACAGCCGTAGACCAGGCGCCTTGGTTCGGCAACGTTCTAAACGCCCTCAAACAGCGCGGAGTCGATCAAACACTAGTAGAAGAATTAGCCAGCCTCGGCCCAGAAATCGGCGGCGGTATTGGTCAAGCCATGCTCGACGATCCCGGCGGCCTACTCAGCACATTAAACACTAAATGGGTCACAGTCCAAGAGACGTTTAAGACCCTGGCCATGGGTCTAGTACCTGACGCATTACTCGCAGGCGAAGCGGCCGCAGTAGCCACAATAGACGGCCTTAGCGCACAATTAGTAAAAGACACTGGGCGACTTAACAAACTAGGTAAAAACATTGGTAAAGCCGTAGGCGTCACATTTAAGGCGCAGCTTCTCTCCGATATTGCCGAAGCCATAAGGGAAGTTGAAGCAACCGCGACAGCGGCCAGAGCCGAAAAGGTAGCGTCAGCAGCTCGTCAGCAAGTAGCAATAACAAACACTCAAATAGCCCAGGCAGTCCAAAACACCCTAGTAACGGCGGACGCCCGAAACGGTCTACCTAGCAGGCCGATTTTCACATGATAAGCCAAATCTTATTAAATGACGTACCCCTAGATCTTGATACGGTCGAGTATCAAGTTCAGATCCAGCATGGCCGCTCAGACATTACAGCCGCGCCCCAGGCGTCAAACTCTCAAATCATTATCCGGGGCTCGGTCGGTGTCGATATGGAAATCGCCGACGAGCTGGTAATTAAAGCCTATGGGTTTCACAGGTTTACTGGTCAAGTGACTGACATAAACATCACTCACCTTTCCGCCGACCCACCTATTGCCGTAAGCACCATAACGGCCATAGGCGAACTATCGCGGGTCGGTTTTACCGAGGTCGGGGCAAGCGGCTACCCCGAGCAAACAGTCTCGCAGCGCGTCGAGGAAGTCTTAACAGCCGTAGGTTTACCCTACCTAAATGGTGCGGATACTGTCACAGTCCTACATTCAATAACCGGCGGAGACATTACACCTACGGAAGCCCTGACCGAGTTGGCCCAGCTAGCCGAAAAAAACGGCGGTACGTATTTTGACGACCCTTACGGCCGGATCGTTTTCGAGTCCTACGGCAACCGGGGCAGCACCACATTCGCGGGCGCCTGGTCAAGTCAATTCGGCACTTGGGACGACGCTACGACCGACTGGGATAGTTACCCGGTGAATATGTCCTCAACCCTCGTACCTGATGACACGATCATCTTTTCACCAACTTGGGCTAAAACACGCCAGGCAATCGTAAACTCGGTAACCGTGCTGGGTCATAACGAGACCCACGAAACTACCCAAACAGACGCGGCCTCCATAGCCACCTACGGACTACGCGAGTACAGACTTCAGACTGACATTAAAAGCGCAGGGGACGTCAGTGACCGGGCCGGTGAAATCATTCTCGCCCAGGCTAACCCGCTTTGGAATCTAGGCACAATTAGTATTATGGTGCAAAACCTGGACGAGCCTAACCGGGACCGGATAATGCAGCTAGTTAGCGGCATGGAAGTATCTATCCTTAACTTGCCACAACCCGCGCCAGAGGCCCAATTCGCCGGACTAGTCGAGGGCTGGGGCGAGGTTTACACACCAGGGGAACATATTCTCACTTTGTCACTTTCCGACCCTCGCTACAGCTTCCAGACAATACTATGGGGTGAGGTTTACACAGATATTACTTGGGGCGATGTCTTTGACACTGCTCGATGGTTCGAGATAATAAGCAACGGCTCACTAACAGCGGCATAAGGAGAAAAAATGGCAACAACACCAGAGGGCACTCCGTATGTGGAGTCCAGCGATTTAGTCGCTAACTATCCAGCGGCCTCGCTTGCCTTGGCTAATCGTGTAGACCTAGTAGGGGTCTTACCGTTTGCCACATCAGCGGCAAGGGCCACGGCAATACCAAGCCCGACAGACGGACAGTACTCGTATTTACAGGACAGCAACTCGACTGAGTTCTGGAACGGCACCGCATGGACGGCCGCTGGCGGAAAAGTTTTGCAAGTTGTCAGGGCAACCGATACAACGTCACGCTCGACCACTAGCACATCATTTGTAGACGTTACGGGTATGAGCGTCACGATTACACCCAAAAGCGCTACAAGTTCAATTATTATAGACGCGGTTTTCTTGCCGAACGTGGCCTCGACAACAACTGCTAGCCGCGTTGGTTATTGGCAAATCACCGACAGTAGTAATGTGGCCGTATCAGGATCTCAAAATATTGAATTTGGCTTTATCAACGCCACAAGCGGCATCGCATACACAATGTACGGCCACATACACGCCCGAGCGTATGTAACTACGGGATCAACTAGCCCAGTAACGTATAAGTTACGTTTCTCTGTTAATGCCGCCAGCGTTACAGCATTTGTAAGAAACGATTCAAGTACCGGTCAAATGTTTGCAATGGAGGTAGCCGCATGATAACAACAGCCGAAGCAGTAATGAGTTTACGCCCCAACATTGAATGGAGTATGTCCGGTGATGACGTAGAAGATATTACGTGGCACACGGAAGGCGCCGAACCGCTGACGAGCGCGGAAGTAAAAACAGAAATAAAGCGCCTAGAAAAAGCCGAAGCGGATAAAGTAAAAGCCGATCAAGCAGCAACGACGGCAGCAATCGCACACGCCAAAAGCCTTGGTTTTACCGACGCCATGATCGCAGTAATAATGTACCCCAATTTAGGAGCATAAATGTCACAAATCGAGGAAGAACTACACGTAGACACTCCACCAGAGGTCGAGGTTAAGCCCAAGAAAGTCAAGGTCAAAGTCGCCAGCGACACAGAACGCGCACGGGCAGCAGTCCGAGCCAAACTCGCAGCAAAATGACATTAGCGGACTACGTTGGACTAGTCGCTACTGTCCTAGCCATACTCGGCATAATGGGCGCTGGCTTAATCTGGCTTGTCCGCAACGTAGTACGCGAAGAAATTGCCAAGGCTACAAAGTCAATACAACCAGGCTACCGCAACGGCGGACAGTCACTTGCAGACCTAGCACACAAAGTAGATCGCCTCATTGAGCATGTAGGAATGGACAGACAATGAAAAAATGGTTAGCAAACACTTGGGAAGGCTCAGTATTTAAGATAGCGGCAGGGGCAGGGCTAGGAGCGCTTGCCTCGTACCTTATGACCAGCGACGTACACCCGCTAATTGTGGCTATTAGTGCAGCTGTAATACCAGTACTTATTAACGCCCTAAACTCGGCGGACTCACGTTATGGGGTGGATAGTGGCGAAACTCTGTAAAGGTGGCGTAACCCTAAGGGATCAGATAGATCGACGCTGGCCTAAGCGCGACCGGAAATCTGACGGCTGGGTCGGAGACCAGGCACACTCAAGCCGCGAGTCAGACCATAACCCAAGCGGAGTTAATCAAATTGTTAGAGCCATTGACATCGACGAAAACCTCGGCACATTTAGCAAGGGTGGCACGGCCCGAGTCCTGGCTAATCAGTTAGCAGACTACGCAGCTTCGGGTCTCCCTGGCTCAAACAGAATAAAAAACATAGTCTACGAAAACCGAGTAGCTTCAGGTACTTACCGCAAAACATGGTGGACATGGCGGCATGGAAACTACGGCCATGAGGGCCATATCCATGTTTCATTTACAAGCTACGCCGATCGTGACGGCTCAATATATCCGCTGCCTATTTTGGCTAAATCACCGCTCACTAAAGCCAGGTGGACACGCGAACTCGCAAAAGCACGTAAAAACAGCAACTAGCCGGTAGTCTCGAACCCTAACAAAGGGGAACACATGACCGAATATATTAAGCCAGGCGAAGCAGCCGAACTATTAGGAGTCTCACGCGACTCCATTAGGCGCTACGTCGATAACGGCCAGATCGACGGAATCACCACACCAGGAGGCCAAAGGCGGATCGACCGCCAAAGCCTCGACGATATCATCGGTAAGCGGGTGCGAATCTCCAGCACGGTAACAATAATCGAGGCCGAATGATAGCCGAGATCCTCGTATGTGCCGCCATGATTACGGCCCCCGCCTGCGTAGCAAACTCGACAGCGGCCGAGGACTGGAAAGGCTACGAGCCCAGCCTCTACACGGGTCAGCATTACGACAGTAAATGGGCAGCAGTTCGTAAGTGCATACAGCACAGGGAGTCCCGATTTAACTATAGGGCAAGGTCAAGCATTTCGACCG